GCCCTAGGGGCCGGAGGAACCCTGCTTACCTATGGTAAGCAGTTTGCCGATAAGGATGCTGGTGCCAGTTACACTGTAACTGGCCTCGCTACCTCGTCGGCTGCCAACCTGTCTGTGAAACATCAGACAGAGAAGTCTGGGACGATTCGTCACCTCATTGATTTGAGTACGAATGTACCGGTTGTTGGTTCCACCACTGGAGCCTACAAAACGCGACGTACCTACCTTGTGTTGGTGCAGAATCCAAGTGATACTGCTGCCGACATGAAGGCGGACCTTACGCGTCTCAAGACTATTGTCGATTCGACGGCCCTCCAGGATCAAATCCTGGCAGGACAGGTTTAACTACCGAACTCGGCTACCCGCACGATGCAAATCGTGCGGGAATACCGAGCACCCGTTATGCAATCGAATAATAAACGTCAGCCTAATAAGCTGACTGATCTGAAAAGAGTGATTAACTCCTCAGATTCGATCCGACTGCCTTCAGGGCTACTAGAGTTAGCATTGGCAAGGATGGTTTCATTCATGTGTAAATCGATTAGAAATACAACAAAATGGACACCAATAATCGCCTCCGTTCTATTTGGAACGGGCTTACTAGTAGCGATCGCTACACCGAATTCGTCTGCGACCAAGACCGTAAAACGTTTGGTCGTCGATTGGTTAACGAAGGAGCAGAGTTCTATGCAAGAGGTCTTACCTCCCTTAGAACTGCCTTACTAGGTGGTCTGGAAACAGGCCAATTAGTTTATGACAGCCCGCAATTCAAAAAGAAGAACGGGTCTCTGCTACCTGCATTTCTATATGGCGCTTGGGTCGCTATCTTTGATGATAGCGGCGTATTGCGCAGTAATATTAATGCAGATGCTGTCTCTTGCCTTAATCAGCTACTCGCTGTGTACGGCAAGATTGAGGGAGGACACACGCCTCAGTCCGAGAAGGACGTGGTTATCAAGTTCTGTGAAACAGAACAAGAGCTACGTCTCTGGGATCAGAGGTTCGAGTTCCTAGCACAAATGGAAATCAAGGAAAAACGTGAATCGTCGAACTTCGACGGTTTACCTTGTCCTCTTGACCGGTATCTTTATCGGCTCAAGAAGGACAACACGTATTACCAAGACTTCATATTGCCAGAGGGTATAATCCCTGGTCGCGCAATGTTGAGCGATCAGTGGACCCTTATGGTATTGCTAGAAGCCCGCCGCCTGTTACGGCGCGTTCTCGTGGGTGAAGACCCGCGGGAACTAACGCCTGCGCATGGCAGTGGTGTGTCCGCTTGCGGTACGCCCGTTTTCGAGCGATACGGCAAGCCTAGATACATCAAAGCAATTGATGATATCTGGTCGTACTCCGATTACTTCGTCTCCGGCACTAGTCAGCTTGCTGACGTGATGCCAGGTCGGATGGAGTCCCCGGGCGTTCCAGCCAGACATGTCTGGCTGGACGACCTTGAGGAGTACACTCCGTGTGCTAAGGTCCTGCTCGTCCCGAAAGACGCGAGGGGCCCACGTATGATCTCGTGTGAACCACGAGAGTGTATGTGGATCCAACAGGGCACCATGCGCAAATTAGTAACTTGCGCGGAGGCACACACCCTCACCCGTGGATTGGTGAACTTCACCAATCAAGTGATCAATAGGCAACTAGCGTATGTTGGCTCGATAAACCAACAGACAGCATCGTTAGACCTATCAGATGCCAGTGACCGGATTACGGTATCGCTTATCAAATTCATTTGGCCCAAGAATTGGGTTGATGCTTTGATGGCATGCCGGTCCGGATCCACTGAGTTACCTGATGGTACTGTCCTAGAGCTCACTAAGTCTGCGCCGATGGGGTCAGCTAACTGCTTTCCCGTAATGGCGCTCACTATATGGGCATTACTAACAGCCGCCGCCAACCCGTGCGAAGTCTCAAAAGCACTTCGTACTGCGGGTAACTGCCAAAGGACAGGTAGAACCTTCCGATGGTCAAGTCCCGTTAGGGTATATGGCGATGACATCATTGTCGACTCGGTCTTCGCCGAGCACGCAATGTTGGTGCTTGAATCGGTCGGCCTTAAGGTGAACCGAAACAAGTCGTTCGTGCGTGGCTCTTTTCGTGAGAGCTGCGGAGGAGAATTCCTCAACGGACGGGATATTACACCCGTTCGTCTCAGAACGCTGCCAACCGATGATGTCCCAGCAAGAATGAAGCTCATCGCCTTCCACAACTTGTTGTATAGGAAGGGATTGTTTCAGCCTTACTGGTTGACGGATATGATACACGAGTGGTATTCCGAAGTCCCAGAACAAACTGGGCCCGGGTACGCTCGTGCATTGGAGAAACAAGCAAAACTCGGGTGGTTTGAATCACTCGAGTCTATGCATGTTCCTTGGACACTGATCGACGAATTTATAAACGTCGGTCACGTGGGCACCATCGCTGGTGTCCTCGATGTCCATTATCCCGACAACCTACGTCTACGGAGAAGGTACCGGAAGGCTCTATGCCGACCGGAATACCGTTTTCTCTCCGTAGTGCCCATGGGGGTGAAATACCCCACGGACCGCTGGAGTCAGGTCTTCCGCGCCCTCGTAAATCCGAGGCGCGAGTTGGAGCTTGGCTGGGACGCGCTTGCGAAGCGCGTCAGCTACAAATATCGCTGGGCTGCACTACTGTAAAGACTTATCACCTTTACGTGTGTAGTGGAGGGTTGCTTATCCATAGCAGCTAAACTCCGAAACGGAACCCGCAGGGGC